TATTAGTATTCTGATTTGTACTGTCACTAGTACTTACATTGTTATTATTGTTATTGTTAGTCGCGGTACTGGTAGAAGTGTTTATGTTAGTATTTAAATTAGTACTGTCACTAGTATTAATATTGGTATTCAAATTAGTGCTGTCACTAGTGCTAGTGTTTACATTGGTATTCAGATTTGTACTGTCACTGGTACTAGTGTTTATATTAGTGGTAGTACTGTCACTAGTGCTAGTGCTAGTGTTTACATTGGTATTGGTATTATCACTAGTAATAACATTGTTGTTTGTGTTATCACTAGTGGTATTTGTGGTAGTGGTACTCGTGGTATTGATATTTGTAGTATCTTGCGCGTAAGCTCCGCCACTCGAAACTAAAAGGATCGAAGATATACATAAGACACGAAATGAATTAATATAGAGGGCATCAAAATCATTATATAAAATCACAGATTTTAGCATGGAGCCTCCTAAGATAGCATTACTATTTATAAAAATGCAGTATACAAAATCAATTAAATAGTATATAATAAAGGTATTAAGTTAATAACGGTAGGAGCGCTCCGGAGACACTTTAAAGCCTATCTAATAGGTCTATACCACCTTAAGATAGCGAGTCTCCAGTGACGCTCTGGCGCGTCTAGAAGCGGTTTTATAAGCCATTGATTTGATTACTATTTTTATTTTATGCTCGTAACAATTTGTTACACTTTATTACAATTTATTACAATTCTTATTTCCTTATAAATCAATGGCTTAGAACCTTGCCTTTCTAAGCCATTGATTTTGTTAATGAAAATAAATTGTACATTGCCGCATAATGTGTTTATAATGGTACTATAAATTGATGAAGAGAGAGAAAAACGATGATTACAGACCGCCAAGAATTGATATCCCTGTTTCAGCAGGCTCACTGTGAGGCCTATGGTCATGCGTGTGATCTGGACCTCTATTCAATGAGTCTGGTCCAGGTCAATGACATGTTCCAGGCCTTGATCAATACAAATTTCTGAGGAGCAAGACAATGAGCAATGTTACTGATATTCGTGTAGGTGATCGTGTGCGCTGGGAATGTCATGCAGGTACGTTGCGCGGAGAGATTGTATCTATTGATCTGGATCTGAACGCCAATCAAGAATTGATTCCTTGGATCAAGATTGAAACTTTTGTAAATGGTAAAGAGCAACGTGTGCGACTCTGCGGTACTTACGGCTACTTGAAAATGATGAAATTTCAGGTAAACTTTCGTGATGTTGAAAATTAAAAGGAGCTAGTTATGTACGTACAAGCAATGGTATCAGAGTGTGATTTTAGCAACCGAAAGTACGAAGTCCCGGTACTGGGTGCGATGGCTGTGGCTCGCGGTGCTTCTGGTCGTTATTGCCCAGTAATGTTCGTTGGTCCGGAGATTCTGGCCCAGCATGGCGTGACTGCTCTCACGGAAGAGGAGGCTTATGCCAAGATCAAGTTGGCTGGTGATGGTTGGGCAGACTTCTAAGAGGATATCATAATGTATACAATTGAAGTTTATAAAAAAGATAAACGTGTTAAAATCGGTGAGCGTTTATTCAGGAAGGTTGATCATAGCACTACTGACCGTGATGCAATAGAAAAAGTCTATAGCACAAAGTATCCTAGTAATAGTGGTTATCGTTTTGAAATTTATGAGACATATGTAACTCGTTTAAACATGATGAGTATGATTGAGTATCAAGAACGATATGATACTCCTTATTTTTGTTCTCCTGCAAGTGAATCATACTGGAGTATGTAATGACTATGCCGTATACATCTATGCGTGAAGTGTATCTTGATATTGAAACTGAACTTTGCAAAGGTCACACCTGTGAAGCTGTTGCTGCATTATTGAAAGTACCAGTGCATTGGGTGTATACTGTACATAACGATATTTTTTTAGATTCGTGGGATAGAGAAAAACATTGTTGTTGAAAAGGATATTATGTCTACTCCAAAATGGCTTAAAGAAAAAAGGATAGAAGCTCAGCGAAAAGCTAGCAATGAAAAAAAGCACAAAGAATTATTCGCTATTAATCCAAGAAAAAATAAAGGTGAGTTTAAAGTATATGAACAAAAGTCAACGTATTCGTACATCGCGAGCAAAATTCAACGCTTCCCAAGCTTCACGCCGGAGGCAAATGCGGAACAATTATCTAACTTTTGTTCAAAAGTTGAACGCAAGCAATATAGCGGAGACTACATTATTGGAATCGCAACAATGCACAAATCAAACCTCGTACCAATCGGCCGAGGCGACAATCCAGAACATTATGCAACCATGAGGAGAAATTAATGCTAACAAGAACTAATATGATACAAAAACTGCGTGAAGGAAACTGTACTGTGACCTTTACTAAAGCGAATGGTGATATTCGTGAAATGGTTTGCACTCTGAATTCAAATGCTATTCCAGAGACTGATATGCCTAAAAATCCTTCTGCAGAATATACTGAAGATGTTATTAAAGTATATGACATCGTTGCAGCTGGTTGGCGATCATTTCGAGTTGATTCGGTTCAAATCTTTGAGTTCAGTACTTCTGTATAAATAAGTGTACATCTTTGAAACTATGTGATACAATAGTTCTTTATATTATTGATTAAAGGAATTTTATATGGCCGTAAAGAAAAAAGTAAGAGCTATAAGAGCTCGTGCTAGAGTCGGTTTGGCCGCAGCACCTTTAGATGACTTTTATAAACTAAAGTTTTATTTTCAATACGAGACTGATGAAAAAGATATATCCAAGATTATTAAGACCTGGATAAAAGAAGCTTATTCCAAAGATGAATACACTGCGATTATGGCAAATCCTGAGTATCATTTTACTATGCCATTTCATCTTGCAGCTTGTATTTTTTGGAAAACTGTAAATCCCGACGTTGAATATCCGGAACCTTCAAATTATAAGCATTGGGAAAAAGTTACAAGAGAATATTATACTCCACTTATAGCTAAAGGTAATAGCATTATTCTTCAGCGTAAAGGAAATGAAGAAAAGAATGGCAATGTTATTGTACTCAATCCGCATCAACGATTGCGAAATAAAATTAGCGAAACTGTGATGCTAGATCTTGTTGATCTAGAAGATAAATGGATGGATGGCGATAACACTGCTACATTAGATTTATATAAGGCATTTAAAGCTCATGGACTTTCTGGTTCTGCTGTAGATCCAGTACGTGTAGAAATTTCTAAATGGCTTGATGAATATACAGAAGCTTATTCTGGATCGTGTGAACAGCTTGCAGAAGCATATTCGCACCTTACTAAACCACAGTTAAAACAAAGAATGAAAATATGTGAAAGCATGTTATCTGATCTTGATAGTATTAAAAATTCTGCTCGAGCTGTGCGTAAACCAAGAGTTAAAAAGCCAGTGAGTGCTGATAAGCAAATTGCTAAATTGGTATATTGTAAAGAAAATACAGAATTTAAAGTTACTTCAATAAGGCCAATGCAGATAATTGGTTCTATGAGACTTTATGTATTTAATACCAAAACTAAAGAATTGACCGAATATGTTTCTCAGTCGGTTAATGGGTTTGGAGTAAAGGGTACTTCATTACTTAATATTGGAGAAGAATCTCGTAAAACTAAGTTGCGTAAACCTAGTGAGTTTCTATCAATTGTACAGTCTAAAACACCGAGGCAAATTGATAACGAATGGCAAAAATTAACTACGAAATCAAACAAACCCACAGGCCGAATAAATCAGGATTGTATTTTGGTACGCGCGTTGGCCTCATAATATTAATTTTAAGTTCAGTATGTTTATACTTTGGAGCAAAGTTACTTTGCGAAGCTAGTATCGATACTTCAGAAGTAGTTGAAGATGTTATAACATCTTCAGAAGTAGTTGAAGATGTTATAACATTAGATATTTACGATTATCCAAAAAATGATATTGAAGTTTTAGGTGAAGAAAATTTTAAGTGTTTAGTATTAAATGCTTACTATGAAGCGAGAGGCGAAACCAGAGAGGCAATTACTGCAGTTACTATGGTTGTATTAAATCGTTCTATGCATGATTTTTTTCCAACCAAAATATGCGATATTATTAAGCAAACAAAAAGAGATGCAAATGGTAATATCATACTCCATCAATGCCAATTTTCTTGGTATTGCGATGGTAAGTCAGACTATCCTCAGGATAATAGAGCATATGGTCGAGTAGAATATATAACACAACAAGCAGTAGAAAAATGGTTTAACGATAACGATATAAGTAATGGTGCAACGCACTTTCATAGTACAAAGGTTAATCCTGACTGGACAAATGATTTTACTCGTGTAGCCACAATTGGTAGTCATGTTTTTTATAAAATGGAATAAGTATGATTGAAGATAAGATTATGTCTAAGAAAAAGTTCTCTGATCTTGTAGAGAAAAAAGTAAGCCGCATGTCTCATTTAAGCTATATCGATGCATGCGTTGACGTGTGTGAGCAAGAGGGATTCCCTCCTGAAGATGTTGGTAAGTTGATATCGCCTTCACTATACGCTAAAATTGAAGCTGAAGCTTCTCGTAATAACCTTGTTAAAACTCCTATGCATAATACTACTATGCTTCCTATATGATTACTATGGATCCATTTGACGCTTTTAGATTTTATCAATCAATTAAGCTTCATTTTGAAAGTGATACTTATGATGCTATTAAGTATAACTATAAGACTTCTGCTAAGCCCAATACTTTTTGGAAAAGAAAAGACAAATACTTTTTTGCTAAAGTTGGTAAAAGATTTAACACCGTACCAGATTTAGTATCATATTATGTTTCTCATTTTATAAATGATACTAAGTGGATTGGTGAAATGATTCATGATGATGCTCCATATAACCAATGGCTTAAAACAAATCAATCGATTAGCTACATCTTTGAGCAAGACCTTTATAAGTTAAAAGAGGAGTTTGATCAATTCGACGATTTGTTCAATATTAATGTGCATCCAAACATTGTGAGCAAATATTTGCAAGGAGAAATTTCTTTAGAGACAGTAGTAATTATAAATAATCTAGTCGGTTTTATTCGTAAAGCTGATAAACAAATTACGGAAACTATCGTGTGGCCAGACGTCTCACGTAAGATTCGTAAGTACGCAGCATTCCTTCAATATGATATCGTGAAGATGAAAAATATTATCCTCAAGGTATATACATCTTGAATAGAATGTGATATAATATCTTATATTATGAATAATGTGAATAATTCAGTAATATACAAACATACAAATATACGGAGTTAAATATGTCATTCGCAGACCTCAAGCGTAATAGTACTTCTTCAATCGCAGCTCTCACTAAAGCAGCAGAGCAAGTTGGAGGTGGACAACAGCAGCAAAACAATTATGTTGACGATCGATTCTGGAAACCAACAGTCGATAAAGCAGGCAATGGTTATGCTGTTATTCGGTTTTTGCCAGCGCCAGCTGGTGAAGAACTTCCATGGGTTCGTTTTTGGGACCATGGCTTTCAAGGACCAGGTGGTCTTTGGTATATTGAAAATTCTCTTACTTCTATTAACCAAGCCGATCCTGTATCTGAAATGAATTCAGTATTGTGGAATACTGGTAGAGAAGAAGATAAACAGATTGCTAGAGATCGTAAACGTCGTCTACACTATGTTGCAAATGTTCAGGTTGTAACTGATCCAAGTAATCCAGCTAATGATGGTAAGGTATTCCTTTACAAGTTTGGTAAAAAGATCTTTGACAAAATCATGGATGTCATGCAGCCACAGTTTGCAGATGAAAGCCCAGTAAATCCATTTGACTTTTGGGCAGGTGCAAACTTTAAGTTGAAAATTCAGCAGGTTGCTGGTTACCGCAATTATGATAAATCTGAATTTGCAAATCCTTCTGCCATTTCATCTAATGATGCACAGATAGAAGCAGTTTATAATACACTGTATAGCTTGAAAGATTTTGTTGATCCAAAAAGCTATAAGTCATATGACGAACTGAAAGCGCGGTTGAATAAAGTTCTTGGAGAAACTACTGTAAGGACTACTGCTGAATCGATTTCACTTGATGAAACTGATTACTCTTCTCCAATGACCGGAGCAAGATCGGCACCAGCCATGGCTGCACCAAGTGTAGATGAAGATGAAGATGACACTCTCAGTTATTTTCAGAAACTAGCTTCGCAAGGATAAGTTTCTAGAATAAGTTTGTGTTAGTATGAGGGAGCCAATTGGCTCCCTTTTTTAATACCCGTTGATAAAGTCTCTTCGCACAAA